AACCTATATATCCTCTGACAGTTCCATTATCAGCAAATTGAATTTTGTAAGTATTACTATTCGAACTATTTATTTCTACTGGTACTCCTGTACCTTCAACATCTAATGTTGTACTTGGAGAACTTGTGCCAATACCAACATTTCCAGATGTTTGAATAACAACTTTATCTTCTTGAGTTCCACCAACATTTGATTGAAATTTAGCAATCGTTCTTGTTCCTGTTGATGTTGGATGATAGGCTAATAATGCAAAATTATTATCTCCTGCTGAACATTGTAAAGTAGAAGTTTCGTTACTATCAATAGTAATCGCTGTGCTTGTTGCGTTATCGTCAATACCAGTTGAAGTGAATGAAGTTAAAGTTCCTGTCTGTGTAATTCCTGTGTACGCACCAGATACTCTAGCAGATGGTACTGTACCACTAGATAAGTTGTCTGCGTTTAGTGTTGCTACTGAGAATGTTCCATAAGCAACAATATCAATTACGTCTCCTGTAGTTGCACCACTAGCTAAGACTACTGATGAACCACTTGTTACTGTAACATCTGTTCCATTTAATAATTTGACACCATTCAAATATACATCAATGTAACCTGCATCATAAGTTAATGTGTTACCATTATTGTCTGAACCAGAAAAAGTTGTTTGACCAGATGTAGCTGTGTAATTATATCTTTGTGAAGTTCCATTAACTGATGAACCTGCGTTCTGCCAACCAGATGAACCATAGACTTTCATGGCATCTGTTGCTGTGTCGTAATATAAATCTCCAACATCTAATGAAGTTGTAGGTGCTGTAGCTGATACTCTGTATCTTTCTCCAAAGTAATTAACTCCAGATAAATTTCCTGCAACTGTATTTACATTAGTAATTGAACCACCAACATTATTGATGTTAGTAATATTAGTAGCAACTGTTCCGATATTATCTGAACCCGCTAAATCTGTAGCAACAGTTCCAATATCTGTAGCATCTCCTGCTACTGCTGTTACTTCTGAAGATAATCCTGCAACTGTTGTTACATTTGACGATATACCTGCAACAGTGCTAATATTAGAATTGTTTCCAGCTACTGTAGCAATATTTGCATTATTTCCTGCTACCGTATTTATATTTGTTGAATTACTTGCAACAGAAGTTACATTTGAAGATATTCCAGATACTGTAGTTACATCAGAACTAATACCACCTACAACATTTACATTTGCAATGTTTGTAGCAACAATACCAATATCTGTTCCGTCATTTGCAACTGTAGTTACATTAGATGCAATTCCAGAAACTGTTGATACGTCAGATGAGATTCCAGCTACTGTACTTACGTTTGATGAAATTCCAGCAACTGTAGTTACATTGGCAGATATACCAGCTACAGTATTGACATTAGAAATATTATTTCCAACATTATTTACATTACTAATGCTTCCAGCAACAGTATCTATTTCTGGAGATGCTTCTTGTAAATCAGATGCAACTGTTTCTATTTCAGATACAGCTTCTGTTAAATCATTTGCAACTGTAATAACGTCAGCTATATTTGTTGCAACAGTATTAACATTAGTAATGTTTGATGCTACCGTATTGACATTAGTAACAGCTCCTGCAACTGTTGTAACATTTGCTGCTATACCACTTACTGTAGTTACATCACTAGCTATTCCTGCAATAGTAGTAATATCAGTAATATCTTGTGCAAACTCTAAACCCGTACCTGCACTATTAACTGATAATACTTTGTTAGCTGCTAAGTTAGGAAATGTAATATCAAATGTATTTGCTGTTGTTGCTGCAGCTTTTGGAGAGAATTTTAAATCTCTTTCCAATTGCTGACACATAGCAATAATTTTATCTAACTCATCATTTAATGAACTTATTTGAAATGCACCAGATGTAGGAAAGTCAGTAGATCTAGCTATTGCTAAATCTCTATAAATAGTAATTGTATCGTTAAGGGTAGCCCCACTCCCCCCTAATGTAATTGATCCACCACCAGAAACTCCTGCTCCAGATACCGAATATTGAGAAGCACTCGATGGTGATGCATTATAACTTAATTGTGTAGTACCATTAAAAACTTTAATGTCTGCAGTTGTAAAAAATTCAAATGGTACAGAAAAATTTGTTTGTCCTGCTGTTGCAGTATATTGAACTCGTGGTTCTGTATCTGAAATAGTAATAGCCATTAATGTAATCCTTTTTGAATATCGTCAAATAACCAATCAAGATACCATACATTTTGAAAAGGTATTAACCTACGCACATTTTTTGCTGTGTGATGGTTATATTGATTTCCACCAACATCATACAAGATGTCAAAAATATTATAAATTTGTCCACCTGTTGGCCCAAAAATTGTTCCTGCTTTCCATCTATTAGAAGAACCAAATGGTTTACTTTCTCCAACAGCAGGGCCAATTCCAATTCTGTTGTCTGTTAAAGTTTCTATTGCTTTATTAATATCTGTATATATTCCTGCTAATCCAGATCTATCAAAAGCATTTAATAATTTAGTAGTTAATGATTGTTTTGAATAATCTCTACCAAATCTAAACTCTGTATATATTTTATCTATAAGCATACCAGATCCCATTAACAATATAGAACCAAATAAAAAATCTAAATCTTTTTCTTGCATACCTCTCATTAACATTCTTTGAGTAGCTGATATTGCAAATTTTTTAAATTGTGCAAATGTAGATCCTAATTCTGTACTCATCCATAATGGAGTATCTCCTAAACCTGGAGTAACAATAGTAATATTTATATCTTTATTTAAAGCTGCACCAAAAGCATCAACTGCTGCGTCATCTTCCCATTTAGCAGTATTAGCCATAAAATTATGTTTAGTTTTTTCACCATGTTTTTCAAACTGTGTTGCTATTCTTCTAGCCATATCTTGATTAATACCAGAAGACGATAATGCAGTTTTCCATTTATCTGTTAAAGAACCTTTAGTCCATTTAATAGAATCTTCTATAATTCTAGAACCAATAGTTACAGATGCCATAGATTTAGCCATTTCTGTCCATCTAGACATAAGGTTTACATACATAAAATTAAATGCAGATGCTTTACCAACACCACTTTCTAATTTAGATGCTAAACCAAACATATCACCAACGTCTGCAAATAACATAGCTCTTTGACCTGTAACCATATCAACAGCTTCACCAAAAGATTGAGCTTCTTTTTTACCCATTTTAAAAATAGTACCACCATCTAAAAAATTAGAAAACATTTCAAACTGTGTTTTAAAACCACGTTTGATACCAGAAGTCATAACAGTTCTGGCTACATCTGGTATTGCTGCTGCAAATCCAGTAAGCATAGTTAATGCATTATAATGTTTAGCTGTTCTCATTGCTACCGAAGACCATGCATGAGGATTAGAAGGTAATCCATAAGTACCTCTAATTAATTCTATAGAAGCTTCAAGATCAGTTAATACTTGATCTCTTTCTTTAATAATTGCTGCTCTTTCTTTAGAGCCTCTTTTAACTCCAGCAAGTTTAAAATTGTATTCATTAGCAACTGTCATAAGTCCAGCATTAAAACCAGACATTTCTCCATCTTCAATAAATTTAATACCTAAACCATTAGGATCTCCATATTTTTGAGTTAAAAGAATATCTGGTATTATTTGTCTTGCATATGTTTTTTGTAAAGCAAAAATATCACTCATTATAAAACCACCATCTAAAAGTTCTTCTTGAGCTATTCTATCTAAATTTAATTCTCTAGCTCTTACAGCTCTAGCATATCTTGGTCTATTAAAAGCATATCTTTCTGTAAGATCTCCTACAGTTTTTTCAAATCTAACAAATGGAAAATGACCAGATAAATCTTTTACTAATTGATTTAATTTTGATTCATTTATTAAAACACCAGCTCTTTTAAAATGTCCTTTAATAATATCTTTAAATCTAGCTGGATTTTTTTCTATAGCATTTTTAACATAGATAATATTGATGTAATCATTAACACCTCTTGTTTTAACATTTTTTAATCTTTGATTAAGTTCATCAATTGTTTTTTCAATTCTAGAAATATTATATGTTTCTGTTACACCATCTACTTTAGAAGTATATGTTTTAGAAGTTTCACCTTTTTTTCTCATAGTTTTTAATTGAGATTCCCAAAATCTAAGTTCAGAAATAATAGGCATTTCTCTAATTTTTAATTGTTGTATTTGTTCAAACAATGGGCCATATACTTTTTTTTGTGTATGTCTTGCAGCATTAGCTACTTCTGGTACAGAATGAGAAAAACCATTTAATCTAGCTCTAGTCACTTCATGACTAAATTGATCTAATGACATTCTATCCATTAAACCTGGTTTAGTATTTTGTGTTAATTTATTATGTAAAGCTAATCCTAAATTAGTACCAGGTACTTTTTCAATACCTTGGATTCTTTTAATATAATTAATATATTCATCTTTAACTAATTTATGAGATTCTATTTCACCTACTCTCATCATTCTCATATCAGTTTCAATTGATTTACCTGTAGATTGAAATCCCCATTCTTTTGTATTTTTAATTTTTAGTAATGGTGTATCTAATAAATCACCAATCATAGTTTTAGCTGTTAAAGATGTTTTTTGTTTTATAACTCTAAATACAGGAGTCCACGGCCCATCTTCACCAAATATATTTAAATTAGATTTTATAAATCCTTCACCTTCCATTTTTTGTTTTGCTGTTTGTCTTATAGGTTTTGACACACCTTCTGCACCAACAGATGAAGGATTTGGATCTGTTCTATTTGGTTTAACAAAAGTACCATCAATAGCAATATCTGTATCTTTTACAGTTTGATTACTAATCCATTTATCATCTAATTCTTTTAAAGTTTTTTGAGTTTTAATAGAAGTTGGAGCAGATAATTTATTTAATAAAAATGGTACAGTATAACCATAAGCAGCAACAGCTCCTAAATAACTATCATCTCTCATAGGATCTATATTTTGTTTAGCTACTTCTTCTGCAACCATTGCA